CTAGCCAAGTTGCGTGACAGAATTGTAAATCAAGGCATGACACCACTGATCGAACAGGAAGCTGCCAACCCGTATCAAATTTACGAAGCCAAAGAGCCACGCATACCCTATGTAGAGGACCTGGTATTCAAAACTGGCTTAGCTGGTGCTAGTCAAGCTATTAATATTATCAAGCAAACAGCAAAAAACACTAGAGATTATGCCACTATCAAGTGGGACGGATCTCCTGCTGTGATTTTTGGTCGTAAACCCAATGGTGAATTTGTACTCACAGACAAGAGCGGAGCCACAGCAGTGGGCTACGATGGCCTGGCCACCAGTCCAGATATGATAGATTCTATCATGGCTCGTCGGGATGCTGGCGCTGCTGGCCGCGGCAAACAAGTTGATCGCACTGATCTTGCTGGCATCTACAGAGAAATTTGGCCTTATTTTGAACGTGCTGTACCCAAGAACTTCCGTGGATACATCAAAGGTGACCTGTTGTTCACACCCGGTCGTCCCTGGGTCGAAGACGCTGGTAATCTTGTGTTCCAGCCCAATCAACACGGCGGAATAGTTTACCGCATTCCTGTAGACAGCCCGCTGGGTCAACAAATTGCCAACAGTCAAGTTGGCATTGCAATCCATACTCAAATGGAAGATCCCAACAGTGTGGAACAACCACTGACAGATCCGTCAAAAGTATTAGAGCCAGTGCCTGGCCTGCTGGCTACCTCGGCCACAGTTAAAAACTTGCAAAATCTTAAACTCAGCAGAGATGAAATGGCAAATTTAACTCGTCTGACCACAGGGCAAAATGCACAGGCACTGAGTCAGTTGCTGAATCCCGCAGAACTGCGAGCACAGCAAATTACTGACTTGCCTGCACTGATGGAAAAGTTTATCAACAGTCTCAAAGGTACAGACTACAGTGGGGCTACCCCGGCACAGTTTGGCACCTGGCTAAGCAACAATGTAAACCCACGCAAATACAACAACATCATTGAGCACCTCAAAAACCCCCAAACCAACATCTTGGGCATGAACGTGGCATTTGATATCTGGAATGCTGTGCACAACTTAAAGATGAACCTGCAGCGTCAGCTGGATCTACAGCATCCTGGACAAGAAGGCTGGGTATTTGCTACCCCTGCAGGCCGTGCAAAAATAGTCAGCAGAACAGCTGGCGGGTTTGCAGATCCTACTAGAAAAGCACAAGCTAGCATGTGATTTTTTGCCAAAAGGCTAAATAAAAGCAGGTCCACCGAGACCACAAACTTAAAGGAAAATTAAAATGGCTTATTATACCCCCGTAAACGGCGATGCACAACCGGTATTTGCGCTTGACGTGCAAAACGGTCCTGTAGCGGCTTCTGCTTCTACTGCTGCCACACCAGTTCAACCTGCTGGTCCTAAATTAGACTTCTTCCGTGCTGTTGCTAACACTACTGTTGTTTCACAACAAGGCGTGCAAGAATATGTTGCTAACGTTATCAACGCTATTCAACAAACTGCCACAATTGCTATGTACCAAGTTGATGGTACAGTATTGAGCTTTGCTACATACCCAACAGGCGCGTTTGGCAATGCCAGCACACAAGCTGCTGGTTTCTTGAGTGCTGCCAACATTACCTACACAGGTTATCAGTTGGACAGTGCAACTAGCATTGGCTTCAAACTAGCTGCTTCCTAATCAAACTTAATTTGATTGAGTCGACCCCGGACATAAAAACTCCGGGGTTTTTATTTGGCCGTAAATATCACAACTATGAAAATACTTTGTCAAACTCTGTTTGATTGCAGTTACACAGGTACCACCGGCCATTTTAGAATTGACCAGGTGCCCTATCAAGACGAGCAAGGCCAAACAATAAACAGCATCACAGACTGGAATCGTTCACGAAATCAGCAGCGCAACTTTGAAACCATACTGCAAATGATAAGTCTACGAGCTCAACCTGAAATTTTGTCTCGCCCCCAGCACCAAGAAAATACCTGGCAATTTGAATTTGCTGTGGAAGCAGCAGGCGTTTACAGCAACGACGGCACAGCAGATTCCACAGCACAGTTGCTAACAGAGTGTGCAGGAACACCAATGATCACAGGATTAAATGAACAGTCTGACATTGAACCCTGTTTGATTGTGCAAGGAAATGATCAAAACATTTGGTTTAAAACGGTAAATATCTAATCATGAGCGACACCACCGAAATTGAAAAAAAGAGCCTAGAAGCTCACGTAGAACTCTGCGCCGAACGTTACAAACATCTTGAGACTAAATTAGTATCAGTAGATGAAAAAATGGATGGATTGAGTGCTGCCATAGACGCACTCAAAAAGATGATGGAAAAATCCGCAGTCAAACAAAATGACAGAACTATTGCCTGGGGGGTTGGCATTATTGCTTTTTTAGTTTCTACCATTGGGTACCTTATAACTCAATACGTTTTAAAATGACACGTGATCAAAAATTAGAACGCTTTGCTACTCAGCAACTCAGGAAAAATCCGGATAATCTTGTGATAACCGACAACGAAGGTAATCACATAGCTTTTGGTCGTTATTTGATCAAAGCTGAACAATACTGTTGCAGAGTATACGACAACAACGAAGATTTATTGGGCAGCTTTGCCAATCGCCGCACAGCAATGAGCTACTGTGTGGCTGACAAATATCGTAGATTTAACTTGGCTGCAAACATAAAAATTCTAGACAGCAAACGACAACTTCTAGCCAATGACATAACCACACAGCGTGGCCTAGCAGACAAATCACGCAGTGCTGGGTTTAGGGAAATAGTTATGACCAAACTAGCACCTAAAACTGCACAACTAAAAGCCGTGGAAAACGAATTAGAAAAATGCGTAATTTCGGCTAAATACTTACAACTAAAAGGATTCCAAAATGAAACTGCAAGAGTTTTCACAAATTAAAAAGATTAATCAAGTCAGACGAGTGTTCGAAAGCCACTTTGGTTCTGCTATGTCTTTTGATCAACTCACAGCCGCCCAGTGCCGCAACATGTTGAGTCGTGTAAAAACAGTGCTAGGCGAAAATCGCCGTAGTGCTGGTTTTCATACTAGCGAGCAGAATCCTGCTTACCTTAAGTTGGTCATGATGGAGCAGGCTCTGACTGCCAGACTCAAAGAAACCATACCAGTCCCTCCCGGTACTACTGCTGCACCGGGCACTGCTGCCACGGCTCAGCAAACAGCACAAGTTTTGGCCACACAAAAAGACCCCAAAGTCAAAGCTGCAATGGAAAAAGCAGCCAAGGGCCAAAGCTTGAATCCTGACGAACAAAAGATTGTATCTGGTGTAGCACTGACCAAAACTGAGAGCAAGCTGCGCAATGCATATCGCATGCTCAAAGAATCCGAAGTACAACAAGCACAAGTTGTTCTTGCTGCCCAAGACATGGTTGACAAGATGCAAGGCATGTTGGAAGATGTCAGCGAATTACAGTTCAAAGAACTGCCTGCGCTGGTTGACTCAATCAAGAATCAAGTTGGCATTGACCAAGCCACTCAGTTCAACACTGATGCCACGGGTGCCCTCACAGGACTCATGCAGAACCTGCAAGGAGCCAAACAACAGCTTGATCAAGCCCTTGGTGTAGTTACTGGACAAACAACTGCTGGTATACCTGGCATGGATGCTGGTGCTGATCTAGCTGCTGCTGGTGCTGACATGGCCGCCGGTGCTGATGCTGAAGCTGCTGGCCTAGACGACCTAGACGCTGCTGATGTTGGCGACGACCTTGCACCACCGCCTGAAGAAGACGAGCTTGCTCCTGCTGCTGTGCTGGGACGCGGTCGTAGATAATGAGAATCAACGAAGTTGCTTTGCCATCAGTTGATACTGACCCCAACAAACTAATGGGGTTGGCTCAATTTTTGGCTGGCCGCGCCGAGGACACCAACTCACAAAAACAAATCAGTCAAGCTGCCTTTATTTCAGCAGCTCGCAGCCTGGGCATCATGCTCACACCGCAAAATCTCAGCGACATTATCTCCAAACCACCATTGAATGGTATGTTGGAACCCTTGGACCCAAATTCAGGCATGGTCACATTCAAGGGCGCTGACATTGGCCCAGCCAAAATGTCAGTTCCGCAAGCTCAACAAGTTGTCAACAAAATGGCCAAATCGGCTATGAATCGTGCAAAATAGTGCATACACAAATTGGCCTGCGTTATATCACACACTTGGGTTAGATACTCAACGTCATTGTCTATTTGTAGTAGACTACGCCGACAAGGTTGATACCAATCAACTCAACCAATTTGAAACAGTGTTTTTACTCAGTGGCGAAGGTAACACACAAACATATTACAATCCTGAACAAACCAACTGGTACTACTTTGACAGTACAGTATCTGACCAATATTTGGTTAGACCTTGGATGTTTCATTTTTCTCACACAGTAAAAGTCAATACTGCACTGGCGTTAACTGATCAACTCAGTTGCACAACTGCAAAGCCGTTGATCTGGGACGCATTGCTAGGCCTAGAAAGGCCACATCGTGATTTGGCGTATCAACGAATTACTCAAGTTCCGGGATTGCAGGACAAAACGTTTTTGACCTATTACGGCATCAATAAAGATTTCATTCCGGGCTTTCGAGAACAAAAAGATCCTGTATCAATAGGTTGGTCGTCAGAAAACATTGTTGTAGATGGAATACCGGGTATTTGGCGCAGTCAAATAATCCCCACTGACATCTACAATCAAACTTGGTTTTCACTGGTTTGTGAAACCCGCAGTGACACACAGGGATGTAGTTTTTTCACGGAAAAAATTGCCAAACCCATGCTGGCTGGTCGAGCATTTGTAGTGTTGGCAGATCAGTATTATCTACGTAGATTACGCAGTCTAGGATTTCAAACTTTTGAATCAGTATTTGATGAAGGGTATGACAGCATTGAGGACAATCAAACAAGATGGAATCGGGCACTGGATCTCATGCAGTGGATCAGTGACCAAGACCCTGTGGAGATTTACCAAAGATGCCAGCAAGTGTTGCTGCACAATCAGCAGCTGATAAAAACCAATTGGGTAGATCTTGTGGTCACAGGAATCCAGAAGATCTTGACTAAAAGTAGTAAATAATCTAAAATAAACACAGTACATAGCTATGATCGCAAAGCCTGTGTTTATACAACAAGGACTTGTCTGTAATGAAACATTGGAAAGCCTATATTAAAGTAGTTGTCCCTGACAACTTGGTAAGACAGTTTGAAACTACTGTGGCAGCTGATACCGAATATGAGGCTGTGAACAAGTTTAAAGAAAAATATGGGCAAAATTGCATCATAGGTTGGATACAGGAGACTAAACTATATGGCTTACAGTCAGCAGGTTATTGATTTAGGTATACCGCCATCCTTACTCGGTAGTAAACATAATTTACAATTTCTACGGGGTGAGGATGACAGACCAAAATAGAATCGCTACCATCCTATATCGGTAGTGAAAGCAATTACAGGAGCATTAAATGGCATATAGTAAAACGGTGATAGATCATTATGAAAATCCTCGCAATGTCGGCTCGTTCGACAAGGGCGACACTGATATAGGTACGGGCATGGTGGGCGCACCGGCTTGCGGCGATGTGATGAAGTTGCAGATAAAGGTAGATCATGAGACAGGTAAAATTACGGACGCCCGTTTTAAGACGTATGGATGCGGGTCGGCAATCGCATCATCTTCTCTTGTCACAGAATGGGTCAAAGGCCGTACTCTTAACGAAGCAGCAAACATTAAGAATTCAGAGATTGCAGAAGAACTCGCCCTACCTCCGGTCAAAATACACTGTTCAATACTTGCTGAAGATGCGATTAAGGCGGCTGTAGAAGACTACAGAAAGAAGCATGATCTCTCTAACTGATGCGGCCGCCCGAAAGATACAACAAACTCTAACCCGTCGTGGACACGGGCAAGGCGTTCGATTGGGTGTAAAAACCACTGGTTGCTCAGGACTTGCTTATGTGTTAGAATATGTAGATACGCCGCTAGCAGAAGATCAATGTTTTAATTGTGCTGGCTGCAAAATATTTGTTGACCCTAAGTCATGTGTTTACTTACAAGGCATGACGGTAGATTATGCACGCCAGGGACTCAATGAAGGATTCCAATTTAATAACCCCAATGAACGAGATCGCTGCGGTTGCGGCGAAAGTTTCAGAGTATGAGTGTTGATGCTGATTATTTCCGTGGCTGTAGAGTCGGGATTCCCGGCTTGGCCGCAGTCAATGATCCTAGATATTTAATTTTTAATTGGGGGCATGTTGAACAGTATATTG